CGAGCCTGTTTCTTGCTCCATCCTGATCCACCAATCGGCTTTTTCCGGCATGGCCTTGGCAATGTGCGCTAGTATCTTCTCGCTTTTGAGGAAGCACATATCGCAGTTGCCCAGCGGCGTTGCGCCGTTGACATTTTCTAGCTGCAAATCAAATGGCTGGCTTTTCCAGAACTGGTAAATATCGCGCTTGGTGACACCGGCTTCATGCAGTGGATACCAATATACCCAGCGATCTTTGCTGTCAGTCTTAGCGCGGTGTGCTTCATCAGCCCGGATACCAACCGCTGCCGTCCAGTGCTTCCAACCAAGCTGCTTTGTGAGATAGCGTTTCATTGGGAGTATTTTTAATTCAGTGGTGCAGAACCTCGTCACTGCATTAGGCAAATATTTTTTGCTCTTTAACAATATCTCAAACGGCTCGCCGTTGCGTGATGCAGAGTTGTTGCCAACAACACGACAACCAACTTTCCCATCAGGTCTTGCGTACTCTAACCATATTATTGGCACAGCCCACCGACTGCCGCACTCAAACACAAAGTCAAGCGTCTCGGGCATCTCCCTGCCGGTGTTGGCAAACATAACTTGGCATCGCTCTGGCAAATCGCCATTGGCTTCCAGTATCTGATGCAGCATAAAAGCGCTTGTTCTGCCGCCAGAAAAGCTGATCTGTATGTTACCTGGTGGCAATGTATAGGCGTTTTTAGCCTCACATATCTGCATTGACCCTGCCCTCAAATACCGCTTGCTCAAGCGCCTCATCACTCAGCGAATCAATGTCAATTTCTTCAGCCATCCACTGCGCTCTGGTGGTCTGCTTTTTATTTATCTTTTTGGCTCTGGTGATCGGTGCGTGCTTGGGCAGTGCAGGCTCTTTTGGCACTGTCACAAAAACAGTTTCGACTGTGCTGAAACGTAGGCCACATTTCTTGCAGCGCCGCCTACGCTTGGTTGTATTGTTGACCTGGAACCTACTGTCTTTTATTTCCGTTGGCCCCGAACACTTTATACACTTCAATTTCTTCGTCCTCTGTTAGTTGTCTGTGACCGCTGTAATCACATGCATGGCAACCCAGCGCCAAACACTCCTGGCACTCCTTTTTGAACTCAACACCGATTTCTGGATAACGGATCACCGGGATCACGATGTCGATTAGCTTACCCACCTTGCGCCTCGCATAGCTGACGCAGTAAGTTTGCCTGCCCGGTTTGCCGTAGCTTTAGCAAAGGCTTTAAATATGCCTCAACATGCCTTAAGCGCTTTGCCGTGACGCAATACACGCCACAACAACGCAATCGCTCTTGGATGTCTTTTTGATTGGCTGATAAGCTGCCGCCCTTCGGGCGCTTTAGTTCAATCATTATCGGGCCTTTGTCGCTAAGATAATTCCAGCCAGCATCAGGCACAAAGATTTCCAGATCAGGCCAGCCAGCCGCCATGCCCAGCTTTTTTAAGCGCACCTTATAGGCAACGTGCCTGCGCCCCTCATTGGGCGAATGGTGAACGACAGACCCCATTGGCAGCGAGGCATCTAACCACTGGACTACATGGCCCTGTAATTCATCCTCAGTCATCCAACGCATAAAAATCGTTAGGCATGACCTGGCCTTCTGACAGCTTAACGATTCTATCCATGTATTTTGGTGCTGGAATTAAACGCTCATCATGCCCTAGCGGCAGACACCAGCGCCTAACGACTGTCGCATGTGAAGCCCCGACTTGGCGTGCCAACTCCGAATACGACCAATTCTTACTCTCGCGGAATATGTTTATGTTCATACTTGGTTCGTATCACAACTTGACGTGATATGTAAAACCATTTGTAAAAATAAAATTTAATAACTGCCTTGACGCAATGCGTCATTCGATGCTAGGGCTAATTAATAAATAATTTCTTATAAGGTTTTTTATGTCTGCACCTTTTGCTAAATCATGGGCGTTTGATAAGGGTTACTTCCATCATAGCAACCCATCTAAACCTATTTGCGTAACCCTCTATGACAAGTGCGTGATGCGCGTTGCTATCAACAACGCATGGAAAGTGATTAAAGGTGAGACGAATGGCGATGTTGATGCTGCATGGCGCGTCGTAAAATTCTACGAAAACCAAAACGCAAACATGACCAGTGGCAGGATAACACAAACTTGTTCTGATTTAGTTTTGTTAGAGGGCCATAGCTTTGATGCTGCCTTGCGCCACGGTATGAGCCTCTTGGATCAGTACAAGCCCCGCACATGGGACGATGGCAAGGATGAACGCAAGCTGGCAGTTAACCGCGATGAGTTTGCTGATGTTTTACGAAACGCTATTGACGGTGTTGAGGAAGCGCACCGCCTTGCTGGCCTAAACCGCATTGAGGGTGAGAGCGAGATTTATGTAAATCTCAGTGGCTTGGAACTGCCCTACTCTGGTTTCCCTGACTATTCAAAGCGCATTGAGTTGAAAACAAAATGGTCAAGCGCAACGAACACAAAATCTGGTAAGCGTAGCGCACCCCTACCCTCAAAGCCTGATTGGAACCATGTTATGCAAGTCGCAGGCTATTTTGCTGGCACTGGCCTTATGCAAACCATCGTCTATGCAAGGGCAAAAGACTATGTGGTGTTCAACTCTGACAATTGCGAAACGCTGTCACAAGCTGGCCTGCAATCAGCGCTGAATCACATCACCGCAAAATGCGCCATCCGCGAAAACTTACTTAAAAGCACTGATTCGGTTGAGGCCATGCTGCGCCTCATTGAGCCAGATTTCAAACATATGTGGGCTTGGGACTACAGCCCAGCCGTTCTTGATGAAGCCAAAAAGCTATGGGGGTTCAAATGAACAAGTATCTGAAACTGCATATAGACCAGGCCAGCCATGCAACAAGGCGGCGTTACCGCATCGCCACGGTTGTCCTTAAACTGTTTTGGTATATCGGTGTTTCTTATGCCGCCATGATTGGCATCTGGTGGTCAATTGTGTTCGTCTTTGCCATGACACCGGGAATGTAATCATGGTGCAGCAAACAATGTTTCAAGCGTTTGAAGCACCAGTGAATGTGCATGAGGTGCGGTTTAATCAGTTTCACAAAGATAACCCAGAGGTTTGGCGGTTGTGGTGTCAGTTCACAAACGAGGCCATCAGCCGTGGCCTGCGCCGCGTTGGGTCAGGGCTTATCATTGAACGGATACGGTGGGAAACCAGCTTGCGAATGGAAGATGAAACCGCTGACGGTAAAAAACTAAAAATAGGCAACCATCACAAGGTTTTTTATGCACGCAAATGGAATAAGGAAAACCCTGACAAACAGGTATTTGAAACACGCAAGATTGAGGGAGAAAATCATGCTAGCTAAAAAGATTAAAAAATTAAATGAAGCAACTTTAAGAAACCATATTGCATCACCGCCAAATGGTAGTGTGGTTGTAGAAATACAACCTGATGTTGCAAAATTAGCTTTGAGCGTTACGAACAAAAAGAACAGGCCAGTTAGCCCCACTAAAGTAATTGATTACTCAAAAGATATGGTGGCTAGAAACTGGTCAGTTAATGGTGAAACAATTAAATTTGGTACTGATGGGTTACTGAAAGACGGCCAACACCGTTTGGAAGCGTGCGTAAGGGCTAATACCTCTTTTGAAACTCATTTAATTTTTGGGATTGATCCAGAGACATTTCAGCACATTGATATTGGCAAAAAACGAAATGGCTCTGACACATTGGCAATGATGGGTGTGCCTAACTCAAAAAACGCTTCGACAATAATAAAAATGATTATCGCTTATGAGAATGGGCAATCAAGAACATCAACTAATGGTGTTTCAAATGATTGGTTAAAAGAAAAATACAACAGTGAAATTGACCATGAGTTGCTAAAAGAAGCGGTTGCCGTTGGCAAAAAACTTTACGCAACTACAAAATGGAAAGTTGGCGTTATTGGCGCGTTTTTTTATGTCGCAGTGCAAAAAGGTCAAAGAGCGCAAATTACCACATTTTTTGATCATATGTGCAAAGGAATTGGCACAAAGGCGCGTGCGCCAGTTCCTTTTTTATTGGAAAACGTGAACCGCATGAGAATGGACAGGGCGTTTGAGTTACGAGCACACCATTACAGCATCATGTTGAGCCGCGCTTATCATAATTTCAAATTAAATAAATCATCGACAAAGGCTGATGTAACAGTCGGCATGAACGACAAAATGGTGGCATTTTAATGAGTGACATAATAGAACGCGCCAAGGTTAACGCTGCGATCGCTAAGACAATGGCAGCAGTCCAGACCGTTGGCAAAGATGATAAAAACCAGCATGGCAACTACAACTTTGCATCTATTGATGGCTTTTTAGGCGGGTGTAGGGATGCTTGTGCCGCTAACGGCCTGCACCCGGAAATTAGTGTTATCAGTTATGAGCCATTTACTGGCAACAACAGCAAGCAGTGGGCTACCTATACCTATGAAGTGGTCATGTGCCATGAATCTGGCGAGGAAACTAAGCCAGTGCAAACAGTTGTTTCATTGCCGATAACAGGCGCACAGACAAGCGGCAGCGCCCAATCATATGCACTGAAACAATATCTGCGAGGGTTGTTTCTTATAAAGACCGGGGAAAAAGATGACCCTGATTTCAACGCCCCTGTTGAATTAGAGGTTCCAAAGCAAGCTACAACCGCACCAAGTAAGTCATATGATCTGGATGCGCTGATTAACAAGCTGCAAACCTTCACAACAGTAACCAGCCTGAACGCTTGGGTGCATGAACAGAACAAACTGTTCAACCAAATTTATAGCGAGGATCAGGCAAGCTACAACCGAATATACAATTTTTGGAAAGCAAGAGAGGAAGAACTGAAAAATGCCTAAAACACCAGAGTACACTGCGTCGCAAAGCAAGATTGAGCGCCCTTTATCATTAGACGAAACACTTGAGATTTCATTCTGGTTTAACATTGATGATGCCGACTTGCGTGCGCGGTTGAATCATTATTATGAGGCCAACAAGGATGATTGGAAAAAGCAGCCTGGTCTCGAATTACAAGTGAGGGTTGCCAATGAGTATTACCGAATCTGTCGCAGTCGTTTGTGGCTCAATAAGCCAAAGACGCAAGACGCGCCCCCACCGCCGCCGCCCAGCATGGAGCCACCTTTTGACGCTGCACCGCCACCACCGCCACCAATGGGCTATAGTGAGGCTAAAGATGGCTAACCAGCAGCGAAAACCGTGGAGTAAGGCCGCAAGGGCCGCGCAATCTAAGCGAATGAAGGCGTTTTGGGCTGGTAGGAAGGCGAAAGCCAGACCGTGGTATCAACAACTATGGGAGAGGGTGAAAAGGGCGCTATGAGCGCCCTTTTTACATTTTTGCGATTTTAGGGTAATAAACAGAAAAAAACCCCCAGCCTAAATTGGCCGGGGGATTTTAAAGTTTGAGATATGTTAGTAGCGGCTCATTTACCCTCTTCGCTTACGCTTTGCAAAGGTGGCTACGTTAGTGGGCTTGCCGCCTACCCCTTGCGGCTTGGATCGCTTCCTGCGAACAGCAGAGGCGCGTTGTGCTTTGGTCATACGCCCGGCCTTTGCTGCTGGCACGCATTTCGGATATTTGCGACTGCCTTTGTTAGTCGAGCCGCGCCCACATTTTTCAAAGCCGCCACCTTTTTTGGGCGCACCAATATCAACCCAGTCCTCTTTGAACCACTTTGTAAGGCTCATTTCGGTTTCTTTCCAGAATATTTACCGCCGCGTTTTTTGTATTCGCGAACAAGCCAGGCTGAAGCGTAAGCTGACGGAAAAACATCAAACTTGCGCTTCGCTGCCGCCTTGACCGTTGCATATAGTTTGGGGTTAGTTGGCTTGGGGCCAGATGGCTTCTTTTTAGCAGCCACGGTTACACTCTCCGCAAGCTACGGCCACCCATGCGGCCACCCATTTTTTTCTTTGCGGCAACCTTCATTGGCTTTTTCTTTTTCTTCATTGGCTTTTTATACATATATCCAGGCATGGTTTCCTACCTTCCTACTTTACGCATAGCCAGCCTATGCGCTTCTGTGAATGTCTTGCCGCCCCGCATTGACTTACGCATCTCTGTCATGTGCTTGGCCGTGTGGTGGGCGCTATGGCGCTTCAGCGCGGCCTGTTGCCGTGCCGTTAAAGTCTTTGGTTTACGCATTATGATCTCCGTGATTTTTTGCCAGCGCATTTCCAGCGCTTGCGGGACAGCCTCAACGGGCTATTTGGATTGCGTGCTGCTTTCGGGTTTTTCTTCATCTGCCCTGCGCTTCTAGCGCAGTAGCTGTCACCCTTCGATGTGCCAGGGCGCACTCGCGGCCCACCGCCCTTCGCCTTACCAGCTTGGCCGTAACTGACCCGCTTGCCTGTTGCCGTGATCTTGACTTTGGCCTTGCCCTTGGCTGGCTTTGCCCTAGCCATCTGCAAGCGCCCTCATGCGGTCTACAAGCCGCCTAGCTCTGTTTGGCACTTGTGTATACCAACGGCTGTCAACCATCTCATCAGCGGCCTTGTTCCAGTCCCTGGCATCAACGCCAGCCTTCATGCCCTTGAATTTGGAAAGACGCGGCCTGCCCATATTAAACATCATATTGCAAATGATGTGTTGGGCCTCCTCTGGCAGTTCATCAAAATCGGGATAAAGAACTTTGCACTCATCAATGGTGACGGCCATGTCTAGGCTAAAAAGTTTTTTGACACGCTCTTGCTCTACAATAGTGCCGACAGGCTTGCCATGCTCCATGTCCGTTTCGGTAATTAAATGACCTATCCCGCACGTTGGTAGCCCAAGGTGATCTAAATACACCTCGTATTTGCAGCCTTCGTCCTCTGCGATTTCTTCACGCAAACGATCTTTGTTCATTATTTTTTCCTATTAATTAGCTGTAAGCCTTGCTTACCAAACCGATACCCAAATGAACTACCGATCACGATATAAAGCATATTGTGAAACCATTGCGGGGTGTGCTGATCTAGGAACACAAAACCGTTTTTGACGTACTCTTGCGTCCAAGGCAGAAAGCACCCGGTTAAAACCAACACAAACCAAATTGTCCAGATTTCATCTTTAATGCTATCGCCCATGTGATCTGTCAGCCGCTGTTCCATTAGCATCTGACTTGTAGCTTCAGTTTCGTAAACCTTTGCCTCTGCCTTTTTCATGGCAACTTTAGCTTGAGTTTCCGCAAGCTGTTTATCAGCCCTGCCCTGCAACCAGCCACCAGCCAAGTTTGCAATCGGGCCTATTAATTGTGCAATCACTCGCATTTCTCCTGATTAGCGCATCGTGCCGGGAAGCAGTGCATAGCTAGTTTATAGTGGCTGTTATCATACCGTGCTGCCCACCGCTTGGGGTCAAGCATCCAGTGACACTGCTTTTGACTAAATTCATGCTGAAGACTGACTTGGCCGATATAATGGTCAATTTCGCCGTCATTTCCCCAAAGCGAAATAACAAGAATAAATGGCTCTATCATAATTATTTTTTGCCGTGCATGATGGCGGCGCTGCCCATGTAAGCCCCGACAATGCCTGCCCCTGAAATATACATAAGATTGCTGATGTCAGAGAGCGCATTGACGCGCTCAATATCGACAAAGAACATCGCTACTGTAAACACGCCCATGCCAACCAAAGCGGCTGTTGCCATGCGCCTCTGGGCGCGTTGTTTACGCAAGTCGTGCTGTAGTTCAGCCGCTTTCATCTCATTGTCACTGACAATGCCATCATGGTCTAAGTCAAGTTCGTTAAACTCGCTATCGACTTGTAACTTTTTCTGGGCCACTTATTGCCTCAAAATATCTGCTAACATTTGGCGGCTCATTTCTGTCGTGTTTGCTGCTGCCACTGGCACTGCGCCCCGCGCAACCCTGCCAGCCCCGGCCACTACGTTTCTGGCGATGGGAACCCCTGCTGGCGAATAGGCCAATGGTGAGGCCAATGTTGCGCCAATGGTAAAAGGATCAGCTTGCGTTAAAGCGCCACCACCAGCCGCGCCAGTTGCCATTTTGGTTGCATTTAATCGTGCTGCTGTTCCTGAGTTTGGTGTCATGTTGCCCATGACTTCTTGAGCATCACGCGCAAGGTTTTGCATCCGTGCTTCGCCTGCTGAGAACTTGGATTGCCGCTTGGTAACGTCACCTTTTGCAACCGATTGTAACAAATCACCGGGCAAGAACCCATCTGTTGTTTTGCGGCGCAATTCTGCATTACGCACAATCTCAAACTGACCATAAGCCTTATCAACTTGGTTTAGTTTTGGCCCCTGCACAGGATTGGCTTTTTGCAACTCTGCACTAAATACGTTGCGGATATCCTCAAGCGCATCAGCTTTACGCGCCCCAATCTCGCTGCCCTCACGGCGCAAACGCAATATATCTTTCCGCAAAAGCGTTTGCGCTTTTTTGATATCTTGCCCAGACATACCGCCGTTTTTAAATTTCTTAGTAATGTAGCGCGAAACACGGCCTTGAACGTCTTTTGCAATATCGTCTGCTAAGTCTTTGGTTATAGTGTCCATTTCTGATGCAAGAGGCATCACATTTTCTATTTTCATTTTGCTTAAAGTGGCATTGTAAGCATTGCTAATTACCCGCTGCCCATACCCGATAAGGTCTTTGCCCTCAAGGTTTTTTGGGATGCTTTTCACAATCGGGCCTAGTGCCTCTGAGACGGTTGCCCTGTTAAAGCCTGCATTGGCGCGATCAAAAGCCCCACGCACCGCGTCACCGAGCAACGGCACTGTGTCGGCAACTCTTTCCTCTGTGCGTTGCAATCCTGTACCTAGCAGGCTTGAACCGCCAACAGCTTGCCCTGGTGTTAGCGGCACACCTCTTTTCATAAGATCAGCCGCCTTCGATGTAATAGCTGGGGCTACTTTGTCCACTACTGGCCCCGCTACAGCGCCAATCGCTCCTGATGCTGCTGCACTAGGTAAACGCTCTGCGAGATTGCCCTCTGCTGCGCCAAGGCCATATAAAGCGCTCTGTGCGCCGCTGGTGCCTGCCACTTGTGCGGTTCTGACCCCAGCGGGGCTTAGAAACCCAAAGCCAGCAGCCTTGGCAAGCTGTTGCGCCCGGCCAGCCGTAACAGCTTGACCAGCACCCGGAATGAACTGTGCGGCAATAGTAGGCAAGATCGCGCCTGCGATCTCTGTACCATACGCAGCAGCAGGATTGCGCTGCCTGAAGCTCTCTATCTGGCCGCGAACATCCTTGACCACCTCTGCATAGGTTTTACCGCTATTGAAAGCTGACCTCACAGCCGCCTCAATCTCATCTGCAAAGCCAAATGTCAGACCTTGTGCGCCAGCGCGTGCAAAATCCGTAACTACATCGCCTGTGGTTCTCTCCGTAGGCATTGCGGTTTTTGATTGACGTGGTAAAGGCATTTAATTCACCTCATAAATTTCAAATGTGCCAGTTTTTCCATTGTAATATAAATCGCCAACTTTCAACTCTACGTTGCCATTGGCATCTGGCTGGATTGCAGCGTCAAATTCTTCGTCAGTCATATATGCTTTGAGTGCAGGCGGCACATTTTCATCTGCAAATTTTGCAAATCCAATCAAATCATTGTTTTCGTCTGCATATTTTTCCATTGCTTGGAGAAGGTTTTGCCTACGGTCAACCAGAGCCTGCATTGATTTGACAAGAACTTTGTTAGCTTGTGGTGTGTTTGCCATGTTTGCTGTAGCAGATGAAAATAAACGCGCTTCAAAATCTGATGTAGCGCCTGAACCTACAACTCTCATTCGAGGTATAATATAATTGAAAGCAGCAGTTAAAACTTGTTGGTTGTTTAATTCACGCGCTTGTTCGTCATTCAAAAAACCCAACGCCTTGCCAATGTTTCTGATTGGCATGGTAAGATTAGCAATTGGGCCAGTATCTGTGCCTGCTTCTAACAAATTGTCTGCAATATTTAACCGCGTAATTAAATCAGCTTCACCGCGCACTTGATCCTGCAAATCTGTGATTGTTTTTGAAGCAGCTTTTGCAGAGGCTTTTCTAAACTCTCCCTCTTGTGCGCCAGGCATATTTACAGAAACATTTGTGCCACCACCCTGTCTCTCAATGTAACCTTGGCCCAACAATGTACCAATTTGTGCATCGCCTAATGGCAAGGTAACAGGGTCTGAGCCATCTGCTTTTGTTAAGGTAACAAAATCCTGTTTTAATGGCTTGGTTGGCTTATAAACGCTGCTAGGTGTAAAAGTTGTGCCACCAAATGGGCCTGTTGATTCAGTACCGACAACCACTGCGCCGGGTGCGCCAGGTAACTCTTGCGTCATCAATCTTGATGTGGGCTGAAAGGCTGATGTTGCCATCGCTGATTGCACCGCACCAGGATTTACTTGCACTAAATTTCGCAGCATTGGGCTGGCATTTTCTGGTAACGAGGCCAACAACGCATCCCTCGCCTTGTCCTCGCGCCTGACTTGCTCATCACCAGCCTGACGCTGTAGATAAGCGCCTACAAGGGCGCTAGACAGCCTGCCAAGCCCTTGCAGTGGTGTTCTTAAAGGCGCAGCGCTTGTGCCTTGCTGCATCAATGCTTGGCCTAGTATGCGGCGCGGATCAGACTGAAACGCTGGGTTAAGCTGCTGAAACTGCATTGATGGGCGGCGTGCGGGGCCACCTAGACCTAACATCATCCTTGGATTGAGTGCCATGTTTTACCTCTATGAAAGCAGATATGCGGAACCAAGATTGCCAGCCAGCGAGAACAAGCCGCCAAGATTTGCCTGACGATTTGCCATTGCCTGGTTGTAAGCGTTTTGCTGTGCAGCCTGTTGCGCTGCAAAAGCGCCCTGGGTGTCAATTGTGCCAGGGGCAAAGAACGATGGCTGTTGGATTTGCGGCCCACCTAGCAAGGCTGCCAGTTCGTTAAAGTTCTGGCCGCGCAAGGCATTGCGTTCTGCAATTTCACGGCTACGTTGCTGGTTAGCAATCTGATTAGATAACAACTGGTTAGCAACAGTATCTTGACGTGCTGCATTAGCAAGCGCGGTGTTGGCTGCTGCTTGACTGAAGCCTTGGCCTTGTGAGGCTAAACCAAACTCACCAGCCGCTGCACGTTCACCAAACTGCTGCGCTCTGATGCCACGCGCTTGGTTCACAATACGGTCAGCCTCTTGACCAGCCGCTAATGTCGCTTGTTGTGCCAGCCTCTGCCGTTCCTCGCCTTGCTGCGTTTGCAATCGCCCAACGGCATCATTGTAGGCTTGTGATGTGATCGGGATACCCCGGTCTGCAAGGTTTTGCTGCAACTCTTGAGACTGCCGCGTAAACTCTGGCTGAAGCAGCCCTAGCTGGCGGTCAAACAATGTTTGCTCAATATTGCCCCGCAACTGCACAGGATCGTTTGTAAGCGCTGTTAAGCCTGTCGTGCTAATGCTTGTTGGCATTTGCTGCTGGGTGCTTATCTGGCTTTGAAACGCTGGCAATCCTGTTGTTGGGTCAATGTCTTGCGCTGCCGTTATACCAGATAAGGTTGGCGCTGTTTCAAACGGATTTTGGAAATTTGGGGTTTGGGCAAATATCGGTGCGCCGCCTGGGCCTTGCCCAACCACAGTGCGGCCTGTGACACGGTTAAACGCAACATTGCCTAACCCAAGGCCAGTGCCTTCTTGCGCCGCACGCATTTGTGCCTGAAACGGTGTCTCTTGTGTAAAAGCCGCTGCCCGACCGTCATCTGGAACTGCACCCTCAACGAATTGGCCTTGATCGCCGACACTACCAAAACGCAAGTTACCGTAAGGGGTAAACTGCGTGATACGGTTTGCGTTAGCCTGCGCGTTAATAAGCTGATTAGGATCAGGCGTTGGCGGCATTTGTGGGCTTGATTTTCCCATTATCTTGATTCCTTATCCATTGACATTCTTCTTTCAACATTCCCCAAAGCACTGCATCATGCGGCGCATATAGCTGGCGCAGCCTGCCCTCTTCAGTAAAGCCAAGCTGCTTTACTATCTTCATTGTTTTTTCGTTAGCCTCACTGCACTGCACTAGCAGCCTTGTAGCGCCCACTTGCTTAAACGGGTAGCTAAATAGTGCGTGCAGGACAGATCGGGAAGCCCAGCGCCGGGAGGTTGCAGCTATGCTCGCCTCAATCTGCCCTTTTCTTAAATCGTGATAGACGGCAGCGGCAATGACCTCGCCATCGCGCTGCACACCTATAGCCACTGACGGCCCAAAGCCATCAATGCCGATTTGTTTTGCTACCCATGTTTTTAGATATTCGTCTGCGCCAAAAATAAGGCGGTTCATAAAACTATTTCCTCAATGGCACTACGCGCAATCACCGCAAACATAAACACAAAAAGAGCCACTACACAGAGGATGACAAAACCGGCGATGAGTACAGCTTGCACCTGTTCTTCAGTTTCTTTAGCTTTACGCAAAATCTCTTTACGAGCCGCCGCTTCTTTCTCCCGCATTTCGCGGACTGCTTTGGCGTGATCGTCAATGAACGATTGATATGTACCGGGGCCGAATCTAAGGTCAATGGCAAGTTTTGCATCTTGCAGGGATTCACGGATTAATCGCTTTTGTATGCCATGATCAATACTGCTTTTTAAGCTCAACTCACCAATATTGCTGTATTTTGCTTGATCTGCATTGATTGCCTTTTCGCAATCCATAAGCCGTGACACATGGCCAAAAATTTCTTTTGCGTCTTGTGCATCAGAGATGCGTTCTTTCAAAAATTTGATAGATGCGCTGGCAACGCTCACGGCCATCAGCGCTGATGAAATAGGCTCCATGATAATTCTCGATTTTTTAGAGTGCGGCAGGCCAAGCGTTGATTGGCGCGGGGTCACCAGTTGGCTCACCATCTGAATCAACAGGTGTGTCATACAAAGCCATAAATGCAGCGAGGTCAGAAGCGTTGGTAATGCTTGTTTCAATTGCCGCACAAGCCGTGCGTACAGCGTCACGATAAGTTGTTACATCTGATGGTATCGCCGTGGACTTTTCGCTTTTGCGTGTAACGTACCAATCATACGGAGCAAGCTGCCCAGCCGCTTGAGCTTTTGCTGTCTCAATAGCAACAGTCTTTAATCCTTTGGTCACAAGCTGCTTGCCATCAATGCCAAGGATTGCTTTGCCATCCTCATCAACCTCATTAACATCAGTAAGTGAGCGAGGAATCAGTTTGCCATCAGCATCCCTGCCCCAATAAAACCTGTTGTCGTGTGCCTCAACTTCATCTTCCCACGTTAAGCCAATAGCAGCTTTTTCATCTGCGCTGTAGTTACTCCAGACAGCCGGATATTGTGTGCCGTTGTTATCGACCCACGCTTTTCCAACTCTGATTATTCTGCCTGAATATTTCCACGGCATGACTATCTCCTATTCATCGAGCATTACTAAATTTGAATGGTTGATCGGCAAAAGCAAGATATATAAAAGTTGCGGCAGCATTGGTATCAGAACTATGGTCTCGCAAAACAAAGCCATTTGAAACAAGGTCAATTTTGCCAGCCGTTGATTCTGCCGCACTCAAATTTGGCCTTAAAAAATCATTAACCGCACCATCATTAAATGGCTCTCTTACTGAGTCTACAAGCATCCAGTTATATGCACCATCAATGTTTTTAATTAGAAGCCAACTTGGACGGAAGCCAGTGTATACAAAATTTTGAGATGAAGAATTTCCCTCGTAGCTGCCGACCTTTGAGTAACCCTCAATATCCGTGAAAACATACGCAATGTAATCGGCTCCGCTTACGTCATCATAAGAATACCTTGCTGGACAAAAAACTGTTGTTGAAAACCCAGTGTCAGTTCGCTGCCACCCTGCATTATTGGATGCGTCAGTTGATTCTAATTTCAATTGATAGTTTAAATAAGTTGCATCTGGCTGATAGCCTTGATGCCACACATTCCAACTGCCTGTACCATCTCGTCTTTTGGTAATAACCATAGTGGGTTTTTTACCAAGTCCATGAGCAATTGTTGTTGGGGTTCCTGTCTCTCCAGCATCGCTGCTTCTAGTTCCAGTGTATTTAATAATCGCAAACCCAGCCGTTGCGTTTACCTGACCTTCGCTATCAATCGTGCCAACGCCTGTCGCTGAAGCATCGTTGCTGAACGCTGTGTCGGCCATCCAACTCCAACCAACAATCGGGTTTGCGGCTGACCCATTGACCGCAACAGAATTTCCTACAGTGATGCCATCTGAATCAAAACCAATAATTTCTGTGGTGTCCGTTCCTTCTGCATTGGTCAAACTTGAATATAAATGTTTGTTTGCGCCACGAACAACATCAGCCCAACGATGATGATAACCTGTTCTATTTTTTACCCACGCCAAACCAGTCTGATGACCAAAAGAAATAGCGCGAGATGTCGAGCTATTGCCTGTCCACAACACCGTATTGAAATTTTCAGTGCCATCAATGATATCTACATCGGGCAAGTTTTGTGAACACAAGGCAAGAAACCCACTTGGCGGTGCGTAGGCAAAGCTGCCGTGACCGTTTCCATCTGCGTTACTGTTGGCTGTAGCGTGAAGACCAGCAAAGCTGCTGTCTTGACCAAAGTTAAGGATTTGAATATTTGCACCATTAGGGCCAAACCACGGGATTAATGTTATGCCTTGCATAGCTGACGCAATCGCATAACCACCACTGCCACCAGCAGGATCACCACTGTTTTCCCAAGTGCCGCCGTCTACCCTAAAATGAAATAAATTGTTGTCTAAATCTATGGCGAAATTAAATATATATGCGCTAGAGTTATATCTATTTGTTGTGCTGCCTACTGTTGAATTTAGGTAGTAGACGGATGCACCTTGTTGTAAGGCCATAGAACCGGCCTGATTATAAACACTCATCCCATGAGTAAATACGTCTGGTTTACAAATTCCAACAGCCCAATAAGAACTATCTCGCCTGTTTGAATAAACCTCAAAATAATATTTGCCGCCAGTTGGCATAGCCATAGATGATAAGTAGTTATAATAATTAACCCCGTTGCCAGTAACCTTTAAGTTACCTTCGGCAAATGTGTTATTGCTTGTGCTGGATAAAGAATTGCCAACAGCAAAATTGTTTGTTGGCACATCAGGCACACTATCCCGATAATCTAGGTTCACAGGTGTAAAGTGATTGCCATTGCTTGATACATCTTTGAAGAAGGCAGCTTCACGGGTGTCGGCAAAGGCCATATAGATATATGTGCCGCTCCCATTGTTTGACGCTGCGTTTGTTCCGTTTAGCGTAAAACCATCTGAATCAAAATCTACATTATACGTTGATGACGTTGCTTCCGAGCTACTGTCACTAGGAAAAAGTAATAGATTTCTAGGGTCAACTACATCTCTTGTGTTGTCATATATTCTCCAACTTCCAGCGGAATCAGTGCGCTTAATCATCAGAAAAGCTGGCTTGAAGCCCACACCAGTCACAGCATTTCCTGATGACCCAGAGCCGCTGTATGAACCAAATTTGGAGAATCCAGAAATTTCTGCCCAACAATACGCCACAAAGGTTTGGCTATTTTCATTAACACCATTTGATTGACCCAAGCTAAACACGCTGCTTGTCGGGGCTGTATTGTTATAAACTGTACCAGTAAAAGCGGCAGCGGTTGTGTTTAGATTTATTCCTTTCGTTGCCCCAAGCGCATCGTGATAAACAAACCAATCGTCAGCACCGCCTCGTTTTTTTATAAGAATCCATTTTGGTGCGCCAACACTATCTAAACCATGAGCAACAGTAGCACCAGCAGTATAATTGCCTGTGTAAGTGACTATGCTGAAACCCTTAGATGTATTTGCTGATAACCTAGTTGCAGCTATTGACCCAGCTAATGCAGACCCAAGGTTAGACCCATCTATTTTTACAGAACCCGCTGTTGGGGTAGCCCCTGCACCAGCACTGTTGTCGGCTGTTGGTGCGCCGCCAGCTTCCCAGCACCAAGCAACTAATGAACCGCCAGACTCATTCACGCCAGCATAAGTACCTAAATCGAATCCATCTGAGTGACCCGTGACACGGCCAGCAAGATTATACTCACCATCAGTAGCATCAACAGTGAGTTCTTGTGAAAAGCCACGAACAGCGTCATATAACTTATTACCGTAACTCGATGAATCTCTCCGTTTTACCCAGATTAGCGACGGCTCAAACCCTACCCCAGACACAGATTGTGCTGCACCTGTGCCACGATAAGTAACAGTATTAAACCCCTCAGAAATCACATCATCTTTGAATGTAAGGTGAAAGCCATTGGTTCCAAATGTCAGACCGCTGGTATCTTTTGGTATCCAGATGCCGTTCTTAGTCTCGCCAAAGCTGGCGGCAGTCAGGGCTGTTCCGTCAATAAAATTTACCTCTGCCAGATAACCATCTAGGTGATAATCTGACTCATCATAAGTTGAGATTTCATGCTGACTTGTTGTGTTAAAACCGCTTGTTGCGTTTTGACTAGGGTAGTTTGCTGTGGAAAAACCACCACCACCATTCGCAGTATCAGATTGGTCAACCCCATTTACATAGATTTTAACTCTGTTTGCTTGAGTTCCATTTGTGCTATCGAACGCCACAACCACATGATAAAAAGCTGACGGATCTCTAAACTTCATATTAGTTAGAAAGTGATTAGTGTTTCCTGCTTCAAGCTCTACTTTAAGCACATCATCAGTCATAAACAGAATTTGTGAACGCTCACCAGAACCTGGATATACATGCAAAACTTCTTGGTATGTTCCAAACTTGCAACGCTTATACCAGAAGCTAAAAGTAAAAGTTGTGAGACTCCCCTGACTTGCGGGTGTTCGTCTTAAAAGAGGGCTATCCGCATCATTAAACTTTAACGACTGGTCAAGCAGATGATCGTAAAAGCCTGTGCTGACGTTTCCAAGCCATGTTTCAGTGTTAAACATTTAATTACCCAAAGGCCAGTTGAGGGGCACCAAGTAAAATGCTGCCTGTCGCGCTGACTGCGTAAGGCACAATGTCCCGCGCACTCGCAGTCGTAGACAATGTCAAGCCAGCCGAGCCAGCAGTCTCGTAGTCTGTACCAAGGCTGACAGTTCTGCTGCCTGTCCCATCTTGTATAAAAACAATAAAACCAGATTGACCCACGGCCTCAGTTGATGGATTAGCCAATGTGACATTGCCAGTAAGCGTCAAAACAAAATTTTGATTAGCATTAAAATCTAATGTAACTGAGCCAGTGTTGCTTGTGTCTGTATCTGTGCTGCCGCGCTGTGCGGCGGTAAATGTGTTGTTTGTATCTTTTGCCACAATGTCAGCATCATATGCTTGAACATCTGCGCCTATTTCTAATCCAAGAGCTGTCCGAGCCGCTCCCGCTGATGAACTGCCAGTGCCACCGTCTGCAATGGCGAGGTCAGTTATTCCGCTGATTGAACCACCGCTGATTGTTTTGTTTTGTAAAGTTTGTGTTGCAGTCGTACTCACTAATTCTGCACTACTGCCAGCCGGTAGCGTCAGCGTGTTAGTTACCCCAGCCGAGTGTGGTTGTGGCTGTATGGTTTGAGCGTGTGCATTGCTTGATTCACAATAGAGTTTAATTTGTGCGCGACTGCCGGTGCCGGTGCGGATGTCCACTAGGCCATCTGATACGGTCACGCCTCCGCTTGAACCATCGCCATCCAAGTTTACTTTGCCACTACCGTTGGGCAAAATGTCGATGTTTCTGTTACTTGTGCTGACGATATCGTGCGTCACGACATCCAAGTCTCCACCCAATTGCGGCGAGGTATCGTCAATAACGTCATTCATATCACCAGAGCCGCTGCCAGATGGCCCTTGTGGTCCTTGTGGCCCGGTAGCCCCAGTAGCCCCTGTCGGAATACCAAATGTAAAATTAAACTGAGCTGCTGAAGAACTTCCAGCATTTGAAACAGCGGCGGTTGCAGATGCCCCGGCTGACAAAGTGCTTGCGCTCACACTGCCCACTGCTACTGATGCAGCGGCTCCATTTGACCCGGCAGCTCCTGTGGCCCCAGTGGCCCCGGTGGCCCCCGCTGGAATGCCCAGAGTAAAAGTAGCCGTGCCGCCAGACGTAGAGACAGACGCAGTAGGTGATGCGCCAGCAGACAGGCCAGACACATTGACCGCTGCACCAGTGACCTGTTGTGTTGCTTCTGGGTTGCCGGTTGAACTGTCAAAACCTAAAACCTTGCCAGCTCTGGTAGCCTTGTCCGGTAGCGTCATATCAATGGTGGTAGGGTCTTGAACGGGAGCAAGCAGTGCCCGTGTGTCGCGCTCTTCACGATCA